TTAACGGCCTTCATCCATCTGATTTTGATGCTCAATTATTGCCATGGCGAACTCCAGTTTAGTGCTCTCCAATAACTCCTCACAAAGCACCAAATCATGAATTATCTTTTGGAGCAAATCCTTACTGACAGCCCCATCAGCAACCCATACGGCGATGTTCTCCATCTCTTGGACAAAGAGCTTAATACAATGCTCAAACCCATTAATTTCCAGAAAGAATGCAGAGAGAAGTATCCCAGACCTTTTGTTGCCATCAGTAAAAGCGTGAAGCTTGTTCACTGAGAAAAACAAATGGGTGAGCTTTGACTCAAAACTTGGGTAGTACCAGTCATTTTGCATATGGTCGAGAACGCTCTCCAATACGCCCTGATCTCGTATACCGTGCAGACCGCCCGAGCGCTCAATGATGCGATCATGTACTGCTATAGCGTGCTCAATATCAAAGTAATTAAACTGAATCTCATCCACGGCAATACCCTCTTAGCGGTCTTTTAAGCGTTTAAACACTTCAAGGGTTTCAGGGTCATTCAGTCTTTCTTCAAGTGACTTGCTTTTTTCGCCCAGGAATCGCTCAAAATCGCCCTCTGGTACCGAGCGGATATACGCCTCTAGTTTTTCGTGCAAGGCATCACGAAAGCATAAATCCCGGCTCGCCATTTTGGTGCGAACATCAACCAGCATTGGCTCATATAGGGGGTGCTGCTCCATAATTGATAAAATGGATTCTGCTTCTTGACATGTCAGTTTCCTGCCCAGTTGAGTGGCTTTTTCCTTTATCTCGTGAGCCAGACCAGCCTCAAAACTTGCGATTAAGGTAAGAACCTCAGAATACATCGTGTCACGAATTTTATCGTTTTGGTGAAGTTTGAGTACTTTCCGATACTCGTTTGCATTCTCATGGAAAATGCTCTGATAAATCGCATTGGTGAGCTTTCCAAACTTCCAACCATTGGCATCGACATAATCATTGACAGCATCGGTGAACTGCTTCCGATAGCTTTCCTCCTTGAATGCTGCAACAAGGTAATCTTCATCTCTTTGGTTGATGAATTTTGTATGTCCGCCAGCGCGTTCTGCCAACGTGTCGATAACAATATCCAGTAACCGTGCTCGAATCATCCTCGCTTGCTCACTTTCAACAAGCAACATTGCAAGGTTTAAAACGGCTCGGAATTTAAACACCCCAAGAACCGACGTTTTGGTACCCTCATTCATGAGGGCACCATCAGCCACCTCTTTGAATTCTTTTAAATTTTTACCTTTTAGTATGATATATCCGTTGTTCTTTAATTCATCAATATTGCTGGTTAGGTACCTTTCTATCGTTGCGTCGCTAACATCAAACATCTCAACCAGTTGGCTTTTGGTAAACACTATCTCACCATCAAATTCGACTCCGCCAAGAGAGAGGTGCTTTTCGGCGTGCTTGAGTGCATAGGAATTATTGAGAATGTTTTGTCTGTCGTGTGCAGAGGTTGTGAGATCCTTGGCCATGTCCTTTCCTCAATGGGGATTTGATGCAAGATAAGATAGCATTGATTGCTAAGGCAGGTTACACGATGAATTGATCGGTTAAAACGATCGTACTGTTTTACGTGGGTTATTATTTGTTCGCTTTTTTATCGCCCACGCCGAGATCGTTCGCGGCAGGTGGCCGAGTTTTTTCAGTTAACGCCATTTCCCGCAATTCCCCCGCAAGCCTCGCCGTTGCTGGCTTTGCCATTATCTTCCGTAAATTCTCACCCAGAAATCCTCCGAGCTGCGATCCGGCGTAAAATACATAACCCCCTTTAATATCAATGCATTATATTTTTGTGATCGTTGCGAGATCGTCGCATTCACTGTAATTCACTGAAATCCTTGTCACTCGTTACAGTTGGCGATCCTTTGCAGATCCTCAGCACTGGCGCGGCCTGGCGGGGGCATTTGTAGAATCACCACACTGTAAAAAAGTCCAGAAATATTTTGCGCAGGCTTGGTGGGAGTGTGCGTTTTACGTCCCGCATCTTTTACCTGACCAGATTTGCGCGCTGTGCTGCACAGGCGGGCCTCTGCGGCATTCATCGGTCTGAGTCCCGGCACTTGCGTGGGTTGTCTGGTGGGCGTCGTGGTGACGCGCTCAGGGCGCGCTGTCTATCATGATGGTGAGGGTGGATTCAGGAGGCATCAGCGGGGTGCGGCCCCGCCGTGGTATCAGTCAATGAATGGGCTGTATTTTTCGGTGAGTGCCGTGGTTCGATTGGCCGTTGCGGTTATTTCACCGCTGTTGGTTGGGGTGCCGGTATTGCTGTGGGTATGCTGCGCCGTCTGTTGTGCCAACTGGTGGAGCACGTCAAGGGTGTCGGTCAACAGGGTTAACACGTTCACTTCCGCACTGCCCAGGCGGATAGAGGGGGCCATTAACTCATGCGCCTTGGCAACGCTGCGGCGGATACCGTCTATCTGTTCCGTCAGATTGCCTTTTACTTGTACGTCTTGATTGCCGCCTATCGTGGTCTTGTCGTCCTGGCCAATATAGCCAATTCTGTCTTTGCAAGTGATCACCAGGTTGCCCGATGCGCCGATCGTGTAGTTGCCATCCGCCAGGTGAACCACTGCACCAGCCAGCAATTTGGCCGTACCCAGCACGGTGGTGGTGTCGTTACCTTTGACGGTTGTCTGGCGTGTGGTGGTGATGCGGCTCTCAACGTCGCTGCTCACTTGGCGGGCGCTGCTGGTTTCCTCGATCGCCTGGTCTGTTTCGCGCTGCCAGCTCCCGGCCTGGTTAACTCGCTGGCTCACACCGGCCCGCTGTTGCTGCAACTGTTCACCCGGTTTGATATCCGGCAAGGCGTGGCCGTCCTGCATCGTTTGGCGGATAAGTGGCTTATCGGGTCGCCCTTCTGCAAATCCCACCTCTACCACAGTGCCTTCGGGCGGGTATTGATACATCCCACCTTCCGGCCCCGCCATTGGTACGGGCAGTGGTACCGCGTTGTAAACCGGGGTATCCTGCGCCGCTGCGCCGCTCTCATCCAACAATTGCAGATTGACGGCATAGCGGGGCCGGAATGGGTCAGACTGATCGCCCAGGGCGGCGGTATCCGTTGGCCCCATGACGCGGGCCAGGCGCGGCAAGTGTAGGCCCGCGCTCAGTTCAGGATAGATTTTATCAATCTGGCGCTGTTCGGGTGACTTCTGCGCCGGTTTCCCCTGGCTGTTAAGTGGCGTCCAGGTCAGCGTCATTTCATCGTCATTGGCGGTGACCTGCGTGATTCTTCGACCGTTGGCAATAACGCCCGGCCGAATGGCGGGGATTAACGGCAAGGTCATGCTGTTGCCTGCGGCGGCGTTTTGAATAAATTCGGTTGGAATGTCGACCGGTGACCGCGCAAAGAGCGAATCCACATAGCTGCCGACAAATACCGTCCCGTCTGCCAACTGATACCAGGTGTAATCCGCAATGCTAAACGCACGGCCCAGGTCAGCTAATAGCTGATCGCCGGTACCGCTGTGCGTGAAATGAGGAATTGGCGTATCCAGGTACCCGGCATTTTCTGGCAGTGAAAACACCATGCCGGTGAGCCTGGCAACCTCGGCGGTCACATCACGTAGCGTAGGGTGTTGCAGCGATACCGGCCATTTTTGGGCAAACGTGCCGACCAGCTCACGCACAAAAAGGCGCTGCGCGCCGTTCTCTGCCGGGCTGCTCCGCTCCACATAGCCAGTGAACCAGCGATAAACCGTGCTATTGATGCCAAGGTCAAGGCGCACAAGTTGCCCGGTATAGTCGATCGGTGTCAGGGCGGTAATAAATCCCCGACCACATGCGGCCAGCTCAAGCACGACGCGAAAGGAGGCCACCGCGATTGTTTCGGTGCCGATCCGCAAGGTAACGACGGGTTTCATTGACTGCCCCCTGGGCCGATTGCCGTATCAATTTTTTTAAGCACATTTTCAAACCAGGATAATTTTTCCGGTGATTCTTCGGCACTACCGGCCCCGCCTGGCCCTTGCGCATTCGCGTTGCTACCCGCGCCACCGCCACCGGCTGCGGCCTGCATGGCTTTACGCTCGGCAACACTGAAATATTCTTTCAAAGTGAAATTAACCTGCCACACCATGCGATCAGTCTGGGCCGCTGCATCGACGTTGCCGGAAAAGGTCGCTTCTCTTAATTTGATGACCTGGGCCAACTCGTTGGCGACACGATAGCGCTTCATTTGCCCGCCTGCGTCTTTGGCTTCGGCCAGGGCATAAAGCCGGGTTAGTCGCGCTTTTTCGGAAAAGGGAATTTTCCCAGACACCCGCAATTCTTTACCCTTGATCCCCTGCTCGGCGTTAGCCGTACTGCTTGCTTGCCCGGACTGGTCTTTGTCCTGAATTTGCATTGATGAGGACACGATAATGTCTTTCATCAAAATGGCTTCGCCATCCAGCGCCAGAACAATGATTTCACTCATAGATCCCCCAACATTGCGCGCAACGGCGCTAAATCCTCGCCGACAAACATCAGCGCCAACGTGAAAACGTTGTCAGAAACGGGTACCGCGTCACGCATCAGCCTGGCAGCGGCCTGGGTATCGCCGATCGCCGAGACAACCCACACCGGCACACTACTGGCCTGCAACTGCTTTAACCCTTGTTTTGCCATATCCAACAGGGCCGCACGTTGCTGGGCAAACTCGGCCAGTGCGGCGGTAACACCTTCCGGCGTACTGGGGGCGGCACTCTCGGCAAACGCCTGGATCATGTCTTGCACCCCGGTAGCCAGGCGTGTGGTGCTGACCGATAACGGCAGGGCTGGCGGTAAGCTGTTACTCATGGCAGGTAACTGCATGCGGCTGGTTGCCAGCCCGATCGCCGTGGTTGCCCGTCGTTGAACCTGGGTTAACGCCGGGATAGGGAATACCTCAGCGGCAGCGGCCAGCACGGTGGCAAATGATGCCAACGTGGGGGCCGTCAGCATGATCACGCTGACATCTTGGCGCACTGACGCCCCGGCCAGCTTGTTGACCAGGTAGTTAACCGCATTCGGCGGGCTCAGGTAAAAACCTGATTCCTCTTGTTGGCCCAGCCCAAAAACCCACGGGTGGGCCACTACGGTGGAGCACGTCACCGCCCCCAGGCCGTCAGGAATATGCAGGCGCTTTTGCTCCCACATTACGGCATCACCGGCCATTCAATCGCGGGCGCAGATTGCAGATCAACACGGCCCAATAACACGCGGTAGGTTTTCCACGCCGTTAGCCGATCGGCGTCGCCATCCTGCTGGATACCCAGCGCGATCGCATCTTCCAATTCAGTGACCTGCTCGTCAGCATGGCCGCGCAATAACTGGCGCTGGTGTTGGGCCTGCTCAATGGCTTGGTGTAACCGCTCATTCGCCTCTTGGGCCTGGGCCGCTTGTTGCGCCAGAGTATCCGTCACCCACTCAGTGCCGTCCCAATGGTCAAACGGGCTACCCGGTGGAATAAACGTGTAACCCTCCGGCAAGATAAACCAGGCATCAGGTACCTGGTGCGGCTGGCCGTCAGCACTGTAATAGGTGGTGCCGGTCTGGTCGGTCAGTTCTAACCATGCACCCTCTTTGAACAACAGGACGTTGCCCGGCGCGGGAACGGGCGGTGCCACAGTCACGGCCCAATCTGGCAAGGCGTCGATCAGCTCCAGCACCATAAACGGGGTGCCGTAGCTATCCCAGTATTCAACCCCGCGCAAATCAGGCACGGTGCGCCATTTCTGCCCATCCCACACCCCGGCCATGCCGCTTTTTGGCTGGCATGGTACGGTTGTGCAGTTTGCAGGCAATCCCGTGCCTGGCGGGACACAGTAATTAAACGTGCCGGTAAACACGCCTTTTTCATCAAAATTGTAGATCCACACAAAACGCGGATTACTGGAAAATTCAAAAGTCGTGCTCATTATCCCAACCTCACGATGTAGTTAAATGCGATGTTATCAACGGTGTTTTTTGCCGCGCCGTAAGCGTCAATGCGCAAGCTGTGACCGTGCCACCCCAGATTCACCCAATGGGTGTGCGCTGGCGTGTCCTCTACCAGACCATGGTCTGCAAATGCGTTGTGGGCCGTAAAAGAAAAGCGCTCACTGGTGCCGCCCTCAAGTGCGGTATTGGAGGGGTAAGCCCGGACTTTTGGCCTAAAATACCCGCCTGCTGTTGTTTCTTTCGACCCCAGATCAGCACTGCCCACCTCCCCGCCGTGGCCGTGATATTTCACCTCACCATCGGCTAGGGATAACGGGGCGCGCCCGATCGGGGTACCCAAAATCGTGCGGTCGCGTGTATCGGGTAAAAAACCAGATGGATAGACAATAGCCAGTTGAGGGTTAGCGACTTTATCAAACGCCTGCCCAACAGCCATGGCGCAACCTGGGGGCGCGATATTTGTCGGCCACGGCAACAGGACGCCCGCCTTGATTAACTGACCGCTATCCGCCAGGCTTGCCAACGCCTGCTTTAGCTGATCGAAAGTCACCGCATCCGTCCCCAGTTCGCCCGGTGCCAGATTGGCTAATACCCGCTTAAGGGTGCTATGACCTACAGAGACTTCCTTTGTACGTGTTGTTTTTGACTCGCTCCCAAGTGCCACACTACTGGCATGTTCGGCTGTGGCATCAGCCCCGATAGCAACCGCATTTGTCGAATTGCCACCACTTGCCGTTTTCCCAATGGCGATGTTATTTACGCCTTCCGCAATAGCCGCATTGCCTATCGCGATATTTCTATAACCCGACGTTTTAGAAAGATTACCGATCGCTACCGACGAAATTCCGCTGCCTGTATTCGTTACCCCCTCGTTTGATGAGGTGTCGCCAGTCACTCGAAGCCCAGCTAATTGGAGGTTTGCAATAGCCTCGGTTTTATTCATCACATCAGACAGGTTATTTGACCGTTGCAAGAATCGGCCACCGAGTTGCTCAACGGTTTCGTTTGATGGAAACGGCACACGGTTGTCGGTCACGGTGGTGCCGTTAACAGTGGCAATACGGGTGACAAAATGCCGATTACCGGCACTATCAACATAATCGGCCAGTGTATCGGCGGCGCGCAGCGTAAAGCTGTTGGCCCATGCGCCCGTGACTGTACCTTGCCAACAGATATCAACCCACACGCCGGTTTTACCGGCCAATGCTAACGCCTGGTTATTGGTCATAATGGCGCGCAGGCCACCGACATACCCCAGCCCCGCCGCGATAGTGGCCGTCGCACCGGCCACGGTGACTTTGAAGCCATCGCCCCGGAATGCCGCTGCGCCGTAGTAATCGACTTGAGCCAGGCGGCGGGATTCGTCCATGCTTTGCAGGCGGGCGCTGAAATCGATCATCCAGGTCGCTGGGGTGACGTTGATTTGTGACGCCGTCGCCGCGCTGTCGAATTCCATCGACAAATTCCTGATCAAGCTGTTGCCCTGCTGGCCGTTCTCAGTCTTGATTTTCTGTTGTTCAGCCAGATGGACAATCATCAGCACGGTGCCGCTGGCACTGTCGACCAGGCCCACCCAGTTATAATTCCAATTGCCGATCGTTGTATCCAGTACCACGGAATACACCACCGCGTTTTCGTTCAGCGCACCATACTGGGTGATATCCGCGGTATGGCGAATCCTTCCCGCTGCGGGCATACCTTCGTTGCGGTCAATCTCGTTGTTTTCATCCTGGCCGGGGATAAGCGCAAAAACCATCTTATCTGGCCTGGCCGGTTCGCCGTTGACCGTTTTGTTAACTAACCAGGCTTCGAATGCCTTGGTGATTGCAGTCTGTGACATACGATTTACCCTTAAATAGTGATCACTGCGGCGACGCACCACAGGAAATCGGCACTAGCGCCCAGGTTGAAGTAATGGCCGTTATTCAGAAAGACCGCGTTTTGTGGGAAATTTTCGCTAGGTTTGGCATTCCAGTAAGTAGCCACATTCGGCGATCGATAGACCGGCCAGCCGTATACCGCCATGTCGCCCCACTCACTCCATAAAGCGCCGATTTTGCGGGCATAATAGGGAGTATCTCCCAGCGTCAAATCAATATTCCTGGCATGCGCGCCGCCTGTTGAAGCAAGAAATGCCGGGAATTGGGCGGCAACAATCCGCTCTGGTGACGGGATAAGGTATTTTTGCGGGCTAATAGCATGTGTGATAATTTCGCCGCGAAAGCTTGTGCCGGTGATACCCACGGCACCGGGGCCGGTTATCGTCACCCATCCATCTGCCGTGATGGTTGCCGGGCCGGTGACTTTCCAGGTGATCGGCTTGCCGCCATGCCCCACGACATACAAGCGATACCGTGCACCCGCAAACGAGGTGGTAGGAGTGAAGTCAGTGTAGAACCATCCATTGACGCCGTACCCTTTGAGAGCAAACGGGGTAGTTGTATCCCACACGGCCACCCGCCTAAATTCATTCGCATTAGTGAGTAGAGTCGATGCTAAAGTGCCGTTGCTGCTATATTCTTCTACGCGGTCATGCTTACCCGCTAAAACAGGTATCCAAACGCTAAGAGGGCCATTGTCAGAAGGGGACAACGTTGTCCACCAATCCGCCCACATCGTGCCTGGTGCAGGCGCTCCCGGCCAACCATACGCGGCCATATCTCCCCACTCCGACCACAGCGCACCCAAATTTCCGCGCTGGGTATCCTTTCCAGACATTGGCCGTCCATAGACCAACTCATCAACTGACGGCACACGGCCCCACATCGTGATAGCCCATTGCTCAACGTTCTTAATCAGCCCTTTCGTGTCGTCCTGAACAAACCACAACACCGGGTTAATGGCGTGGATAACCGTCCGATCCCGTGCATCGGTGCCGGTCACCGTCACCGGCCCTGGCCCGGTGATCGTGACCTGGGCGCTACTGTCCATTGGCGCAACGGTTGCGGGGCCGTCTACCGACCAGGTGATCGCCCCTGCGGCCCCTTGCGCGTCAAGAATGTACGTTGCACCGGCAAAGCTGGTGACCGGCTGAAACTCGCTTGTCATCCAGCCATTGACATGAAAACGGACGATTTCGAAGGTAGGAACATAAAGCGCATCATGATAGCCCGCGACCAGGTCGAAACGGCCAGCCCGTACCGAAAGCGCCCGCTGGTTCAGCACATCAAAGAAATAGCGGCGGCAGGTACGGCCGTACTGGCGGATCAGATTCATCATCAATGCGTTATTGCGGCTCAACTGTTCATCGTTGATACGCAATAAAATGACGTCCCAATCTAGCCACAATTGGCGCTCAAGCTGCTGTATCTGGCCGATCTCCAGCCGTTCAAAAATCCGCGCAAAACCGGCTTTGCTGCCCGCGTCTTTGGCGTTCACAAAGGCATATTTCACCCGCAAGCGAAACAGCGCCAGGGACTCACCAGGGAAGCGATCAATATCCCGCTGGTACGCAAGCAGGGTTAATAGCTGCTCGTCACAGGTGTCGACGTCGATCTGGGCCAGGGGGAAGGTTAGCCAGCTATACACCCGTTCCCACCAGACTTTTGATGCATGGGCCAAGGTGAGCGGTTCGCCCTTATTCATCCACACGGGTAGGTTGATATCAGGGATTTTACTCATCGGCCGGCACCATCTTTAAGGTACGCAGGCGCGGCACATTCAACCCGCTGATAATGTCGCCCAGAGAGAACACCACAGAGGCAATATCGGGGAACGTGTCGTGCAATTCTTCGCCCAGACGTGACATAGAAAACCGGCTGAACGGCCAGGTTTTTTGAACGTCATAATCGGTATTTTCCCGAAACGCGGCGCGCACCAGGTTACCGGCGTTACCCATCAACGTGGCCGTTTGCTCTGCGGTCAGGTGACTGGCGGCATACAGATGCACGGTGACGGTGAGGTCATGACGGGTTTCCGGTAGCGGCAAGCACAACACGTCATCACCGTGGCCGTGATTGCCTTGGGTCATCACGTAATCGTTGACCATGTCGATAAACGGTTGGCTGGCAATGCCAGAATCAAGCAGCAAGTAAACGTTGGCCGTACCTGGCCCGCGTGGGGCGTCGTGCTCGAAAAAAATGCGGTCAGTATTGAGCCCAGCCAGCCCGGCAATCATGCCACGGTAGACGGCATCAATATGGTATTGGCCCACCAGGTTGAATTGGTTTTTCACCCGATCCCGCAAGTCATCATCACTTTCCTGATCTGCGCCGGGTGATACCAGCCAATCGTCCTCATTCACCGCGCTGGCAATACCGTCCACCGCAACGGGTAAGATTCGGTAGTAACCAGGGGCCAGGTTAAACCCGCTGCCCTCCAACTCGGCCGTAACGGGTACCAGGGCACTGGCCGTTCCTGCGGGGATGGTAATATCGACCGTGGTCATCAGCCGGTAAATCGTGCCGTTGATACGCTCAGTCTGAATGACGGTACCCACCGGCACGGTGATTTCCCGGCCGATTTCCACCTTGGTGAACCGGATAGCCCCTACGGCTGCGGTGGCGTCTTTGCGCGCCACGTTGACCGCCCAGGCGAACAGGTCAACAAAGGTATTCCCGGCCGTTGCCAGGAACAGATTGCGCATGACAACATTGACCAGGGCATCCGTTAGCCACAATACCGGCGCGGTGATGATCGCGGTGATTAAGCGCCAGAACGGTGACATGCGCGACGTGTTAGTGATCAACCCTTCTTCCCGCGCAATGGCGGTGAATTCTGTCTTGATCTGCGCCTCAGTGGTTGGCATGCCTTGGGCGGCTAAAATGGCCTTAAAGTCTGGGTTAGGTTTATTGTTCATCATTAATTAGCCTGTTGGTTACTGAGAGCGGGCCGAAATCGTAGGTATCAGCCGTAACAAAATAATCCCCGTTGCCGCCGTCATTAATGCTGACCGTGCCCGGCACGATTCGGGTGTCCGTTTCGACTAATAATTCTATTTGCATCATGATGTCAGCCCGCAAAACTGGGCTGCGTTCGGCGATCAGCTCTTTGACGATCCCGGCTTCAATAATCATATGGACGACGTCTTGCGCGATGCTCATGCGGTTGTTGCACAGCACCGGCTCATTGCCGGAATCCAACGTGAAGTTTTTTCCGGTTATCAGCAGGTCGATGTATTTCAGGTCTGTGCTCATCCTGCGGCTAGCTCCCTGGACTCCATCAGCGAATCGAACGTTTGCTGGTTTTGCGGGTAGATATTGACCTCACCGTAATGGCGGCTGTTATCGGTCACCTTGTTGCCGCTGCCGTTCGAAATCGCTTTGCCGATGCCGCCGCGCTCCATCTGCGGGGCATTAAGGCCAGCCGGTGCAGCCACCCCGGAAACATTCGGCGCGGCATCACCGACCGGTTTCAGGTCGATATTGACGCCGGGGATTTTGTTCAACTTGGTGATAATCCAGTTGTACGTTTTGCCAAAGGATTCCAGCAGGTAATTCCATAGCCCGCTAAACACGTTTCGGATGGTGTCCACAAAACCGGTGAAGGCTTCGACCGGCGATAGGCCAGAGAAGTATTCAACCACCATTTTCCAGCCCACGCGGATCACCTGCCAAAGCACGGAAAAGACTCTACCGACCACCTCCGCCGCGTCTGCTACCCAGCGAAATGCCTCGGTGTCCATCAGCGCGGCTTTCAGTTCATCCCAGTGCTTGATTGCATACCAAACGCCCGCGACCAGTAAGGCCACGGCCGCAATAATTAAGGTGATAGGACTCATCAGCAGTTGCATAGCCACGCCAGCAAACGCGGTAGCGCCGCCGAATGCCCACATCGCAACGGTGGAAATCATCATGCCAGTACGCTGTAACAGGACGGCAGCGGTTGAGGTGCGGAAAGCCAGCGCGCAAGCCAGGAGGGTGGCCCGGACAAAGCGCATAACCCCGTTGTAGGCAATAGCGGCGATGCTCGCTAACTGCAAGGCGCGGGCCTTCAAATTAATCACCCACAGCAGCGCCTTAGCCGTCACCGTGGCAAGCTTCCAGATCCCTGTCAGCCCCAGCCAGATAAATTTCGACACCCCAACCACGATATTGGCGGCAGCACCGGCCGCGCCGAGCGCCAAGGTACCGAGGGCGATATAGCCAATCCACCGGGCAATATTGGGGAACATGTCCAACCACTTGGCAAATGTCTCCCCGGCCTTAATAGCGTAATCAACCAAAGGGGTAATGGCGGGGATCAGGCGCATGCCCACGGCAACCCGGATACGCTCCCAGACTTTATCTACCCGTTCCCACATTTTCGCCATTTTCGCCGCCATCTCGGTGGCACGGTCTAGCCCCTGGGTGTTGCCCATATCGCGCATATGCTTTCTAAGGGCATCAGCCTGGCCCCAGGCAGCGGTCAGCGCCTGCGCGCCATCGCCAAAGGCTTTATTCAGTGCGGCCTGTGCCTTCACATTGCCTTCGATGGTGTCGCCAAATTTGGCTTGCACCTTTTGCAGAATGTCAGGGAATTGCAGCATTTTGCCCTGGGCATCGGTAAAACTCAGGCCCAGTTGCTTGCCGCCTTCGATCGCACCTTTTAGGAAAGCGTCATAGATGCCGCCCGCCTCGGTGCCTTTGGTCTGACTCAATAGCCCCATGACAGATAATTGTTCATCCATCCCGGCGCCGTACTGGGTGCCGGTGCCCTTGCTGGACTTCACCAACTCCCGGATCTCATCAATGCTGGCACCAAAGTTTTGCGCCATGTAGGCCGCTTTTGACGCCATCATTTCAACAAAGGGCACGTTGCCGATCTGGCGCACCGTCGACCGGTAATTGTTCGCCATATCGCTCATGTAGCTAGCCGCCTGGGCGGCGCTGGATTTGGTCGCCACCGCAAGGGTGTTGATCGCCACGGCGGCGCGCGGCAACTCCCCGTTGGTTAACTCGGCCAACTCGCTCTTAATAATGGTGCCCGATGCGATGAATTCAGCCGCCGATTTACCGTAAGCAGTGCTGAACCGCTGGGCGGATTGATACATTTTATCCAGGCTGTCGGTACTCACGTTGCGGGTAGACAGTTCATCTAATGCGGCTTGTACCTGGTCAGCCGGGCCCAATAATCCCTTAACCCCTTGCACGACGCCCCATAACCCGGCAGCACCGATCGCTACCTGTTTAAAAGCGCTGGCTGATTTCTTGGCGAAAGCCTCAACGGATTGCTGGGCCTTGCCGAGCGGGGCGCTCAGGTTATTTTTGAGACTCAGCAGAAAGGCTAATTCTTTCATCAGGGTTATGTCCTGGTTCCGTTAAAGGCAAAGGCGATACCCGCCGCGACACTGTTGATATTGCTTTCGTGGAAATACTCGGCCAGCCAGAGGGCGCGGGCCAGATTCATGACGCTGTCACCCTGTTCGTCCTCGCTGTCACTGTCGGACGGGGAGGGCAAATAGTGACGCCGTAGCGCCACCATCTGTTCATAATGGCTGGCCCGGATATGCTCGACTAACTGGCCTATTCCTTTACTTCGATCTCAATGACCGGTGCATAAATCTTGTTGATTTTTTCAGCCATCTGGGCACCCACGCCAGGCATCAGCAACAGGGTAGCCAGGGCATCACGGGATTCCGGGGTCACGATGCGTTTCAGGTAGGTATTGACTGCACCCACCACATCCTCAGCCCGTGCCGACTCATTCAGGCACTTGTTATAGGCTTGCAAGGTAGGGGAAAACTTCAACTCAGTACCGCCCACACTCAGGGTGATGATGCCGCTATTTTCTTTGCTCATGGCTTAAATCCTTTCTCTGTTGAATTTCGGTAACTAACTGGTTATGCCTGGCGGCACAAGGCACATACAGGCCGCTGTATTGCTTTAACGCCAGATCAAAATCATTTCCCGTTGGCCCCGCCAGGCGTGGCAGGCTTTCCGGGCACTTCGCTAACAGGCTTTCCTGATAAGATTCGCTCGGCACGTTCAACACCCTCGTTGAACAGCCGCACATACTCATCAGTAGCGCACACGTTAGTAAAAACCGGCTTAATGGTTTCGGTATGAATAAGGCGCTCGGTGTGGATCTCATTGCTGTGAATGTCCTGTAATTTGGCGTCTAGCACCCTGGCCGATTCAGAGGACACCCCCTGAACCACCTCGCGCAACTCGTCGCGAAATTTAGCATCACGGGTAGCGGCTGATTCACTGATCACGGTGTTAAACCAGGCACCGGCCGCTACCCCAATGAGGAACCACACAACGAGCGCTTTCATTTAGCGAACCCCTTCATGCTCAAGGCTAAAGTGATTGCCATCGGGCCGTTTAAAACGCCCGCCCCAGCTCCCGCCGATGGACTCCCAATAGACGCCCAGCGGCTCATATTTGGCGCTGTCGGTCTGATACACCCCATCAATAAACAGGTTGAAATCCACCGCCAGGCGCTTGGTGTGCAAGCTGTTGCTGATACCGGCTCCGGTCTTGGCATTCAATGCCGCTTGCTCCGGGGTGCGGTAGGCTTCGCCAAAGGTCAGCCGCATGCCGTGGTCACCGGCATAGGTGATCAACTGGGCAACCAACTGGGTAAAAAGTTGCTGTTTCTCGCTTAATTTCATGATTCATCAGCCTCTTTCGTTTTCGTTTGTAGGTACCGCTTAAGCAGTGACTCAATGACGGTATGGCCCAAAATCCCCAGCGCTGACGCAATACCGATCAGGCTGATTTCTTCCAGTTCAGGGAAGTGGATCAGCGCCAGACCTGCCATCATCGACACCGCCGAACCCAGCAAAATGCGGCCAATCAGCAAGCGCCAAGTCAGCTTTGGCTCATCCAGTAGCGCTTTGCCCAAACCGATCACCGCACCAATGACAATCAGTTTAAAGAGCGTGGTTTCTCCATTTGGCATAGGTCACCCGATCAAGTCGCGAACATCGTTTTCGGACAACATCGGCACACCGTCGATGTGAACAAAATCGGGGCTCGTCACAATGTATTTCACCTTGTGGCTGGCGGTTTCCCCGCCTTTCGGATCAAATGAAAACGGGCTGGTGATGATCAGCTTGCAGCCAAATGCCTCAACTTTTAACTCCTCATCCCCCGTATTGGCATACCAAAGAATGTCAGTGGTTGGCATGCCGCGATAACTTCCGGCCGCACGGGCAACCGCGCCGATTTTCTTGAAATTCTTGGTATCCAGTTCCATTTCACCTTCGGCCGCGACGTCACCGGCTACGTGCCCATCAGGCACCCCGCGCGTTTGCGCAGCGGCAGTGTTGTCCGTCACATCCAACGTAGTGGTTTTTACATGGATAATTTCGGTGCCCAGGGTGATATCAAAGTCCATGCCCCCGATACGAGCAGTCATGATTGTGCCTCCAGTGATGTATCTAACATGATGCTGACGGTGATCGCTTTCGGGCTCTCATACGGGCGAACAATGAGATAAACGCTCACCGTATTGGCATCGCTCCACACGATTGCCACATCGCCTTCACGCGGCGGTTTTACCTCGCCAGGGAAGGTGACGCCGTTGATTTGCGCGCTGCGTGACATGTCACGCATGGTGCGGCTGAAATAAGTCTTATGGGCGGCAATGCTGCCCGGTGTGCTGTTCAGCGACCGATCGCCGATTTTGGCAATGGCTTGGAGGCGCACCCGGCGCGCGGCTTTGTCGACAATGCGCAGGTATTCGATCACCGGATAGTCACCGCCTTTAACCTCCAGCGTTAACCCGTCTGACCAATACATGCCCTCATAATCCGCGTACCACATCGGCACGGAATAGCGCAGGTCATGCATAGCGCGCAGGTGAGCCAGGCTCAATTCCACCCCGGCACTGTCTACCGGCAGATCACTGGACAGTCCCACCAGTGCGCCGGTTTTCACCCTGGCTGGGCTGTCAGCAATGGTGACACTGCGATGACACAAGCGGCCCGCCAGTGCGCCCACTTCGTTGCCCCACAGCGCGGGCACCAGTTGCACGGCGTGTGCCGCCTTGCCGGTGGCGTTGGTTGACAGTTTTTCAAGGTATTGCGCCCAGGATTTAGGGGCACCGCCCTTAAGCGGGCCAGGTACCGCCAACATAAACCACACCCAACGGCCCAGCTTGCTGATCAGTTCCTCACGCAATGCGCTGAAAATGCCGATATCAGCGGCGGTTGTATCAGCACTGAGATCGCCGATACTCACGACACCCTCCACGGAAATCATCGGTTGCACGTTGCGGATAGCCTCGACTTTTGCCGCCGCATCAGCGCCAGCAGGCACGATCAGGGCGTAAGCCTGCCAATTCTGGCCCGCGTTCAATTGGGCCGCGCGGAGGTTCTCACGCAAGATATCGCTGGCATCGGTCAATTCCACGTCAATATCGGACTGGGAATTGAGCATAATCAGATCGCCCACCGTGGCCGCTCCGTCGTGCGCGTGGCCGATGAATAAAACGGTGCGCTCAATCTCATTGATTACGCCCTGGCGCTGGTTTAGCTGGTTAATCGTTACATTGGGCCATGTCATTATTGCTATCCTCTTACGTCCTGGGTTCGCGTTCTCCAGCCGAAATTTATCGCTTGGAGTTGGCGCACCAGGATCTTGTTAAATTCATCGTCACTCACGGCCAGCCATTCGCGACCAGGTAGGGTGATAGTCCAATTTGTTGCGGCGCTTTTGCCTTCCATGCCGCGAATAATGGCCCCGGCTTTTATCTTGCTAAGGCTGTTCATAATTTCGCTAAGAGAAGGCTTGCGCGGGGCACTGGTTGGGAATTCGGTATACCCCAACTCCAGTAACCGTTTAGCCTGGCGCAATGTCGCCGACTCGCCGTTTTTCCTGCTTGCCTGGGCGGCTTTCGCTGCCGTCATGGGGGTAGAAAATCCCGTTTGCTGAATGCGGCCGACGACACCAGGCGGTACTTTTTTCTGTCCTTTCAAGTAAATCCGTGCTGACTCTTTCGCGGGTAGCTCGCTGATCGCCATCATCTTTGGTAACTGGCTAATCATCTTTCCCTTGAATCCGCTTTTCCTGGCAGGCCACTTCACCCCCTCGGCATTTTCCTGGCGCTTTTGGTGACGGCGCGCGGCGACCATGACGCCCAGTTTCAAGATGCGCCATAACAGGCGCTTGCGTTTGGCGGGCGGTAACTCCGCCGCCCTTAGCTGTCTTTTGAGCGCCGCCCATTGCTGGGTGTTGAGTGTGAAATCAACTTGCATCGCCGGTAGCCTCAACAGGCGCACCCACATGGCCCGCGCCATAAATCCAGCCACGGGTCGCGACGCTCACTTGTGCAGGTGCAACGCTGTACAGCTTGCCCTGTAACGGGATCACGCCGTTTTCGTCCTCAACCAGAACTATGTCGTCTGCCAGGGGCACGGTGATGGTGATAATGGCGTTTCCGTCGTCCATCAACTGCACAAAGACCGCGGGCGGATCTAACTCCAGCTTGTTGTAATGTTCGTTTGAATGCTCAATCAGCCAGACGTCAACCAGGGAAAACAACACATCGGGGTCATACTGGCGATAGGGCCAGCGCTCCCAGGCAAGGGTCGCGTTATAACGGCGAACCTGAATACGCCGCTGATTTTTCCCCTGTTCATTGAGCCCCATGGCTTTGGCTGCGTGGATCAATTCGATGTCATCCATCCAGGCATCGGCCCCGGTGGTGTCCATCAGCCGGTCAGGCAAGTTGCTATCCACAAAGCGGTAAAGCTCATCTAACTGCGTCATACCAAACGCACCCCCACCCGCTTCAGCCCCTTGATATTGCGGATCACCACGGCGGATTCGGCCAGCAAGGACGCTTTAGTCTGTGGTGCGTCCTGGTTGGTGTTATCTTCGCGACGGCTGACGGTGGCAAATTCGCCCATCAAGTCAGCTTTGGCGCGGGCATAGACTGCTTTTTTATACTGGGCCGTTAAGGCGTTCTCCCCGTCCACTTCTGGCCCTGGCACGTCTTTGGACGTGGTATAGCCCTTGCGCTGTTGCATGCTGACAAAGCCAGACAATGACGGGTTAATCTCTGCAACGGCGGCTAGCATGGCCTGGATAACCGTGGCTTGGTTAATGGTGGGCGGAATGCTGCGCTGGCGCTGGAAGTCATCCAGGGCCAGGTCAGGCCAAAACACATCATTTTTGAGCGTGGCCTTTTGAAATCCATCATCACCAGGTCTAAACATGCTTGCCTCTCGTTACAGGGTGCGGGCTGACGAGTTTCCACGGCCCGTGATGCGCAAGCGCTACGGCCTCCACTCCGCCCGCCCCGGCGGGCCGGGTGTCGGTACTGCCCCCCGATAACTCAGGGAGCGGTGTCTGTTTCCGCCTTTACAGCGGCTTCTTTTTCCAGGGCGCGAATGCGTGAATCAATGCGCTTTCGCAACGTTTCCACCCCGATTTTTTTATGGAACCCTTCCGCCTGGGCCAACAGTTCATTGGCTTTTTTCAGCGTCGAAATGTCATTAATCGCACTGGCTACGGGCTTGCCGTCCTTGTCCCTTAGCAACAGTTCCCCAGCGAACTTGAACCATTTGGCGGTGATTTTTTCGTGTAAGCGCCAGTTTTCACGCACGTTGGTAAAGGTGCGGGAAAAATAGGGCTCGATGTTGTGGCCCGCCTGGGCCTCAGTCATGGCCCATTCCAAGACGTAGTCAGCAACGAATGCCGGAAACATGCGCTTGATGTTGTCAGGGGTTGGCTGTTGTTGCTTAATGGCAATGTCAGCCCACGCCAGTGCCTTATCAATGTCGCCAGTATCAAACAGCCATACCACGCAGTAGCCGAAAACCGGGTAAACGTAGGCGCGTTCAGCCGCTAGATAGCGCTCGGCATAGGGCAACCACTTGGGCAATAGTTCGGTGGCTTTGAGCTCAACCCGATCCGCCGTGCGCGGCAAGGCGCGCAGGCGTTGAATATCTTGCTCAAGGCTCAATAATTGAAGGTGCAGGCTATCGGCATTACCCGCGACCAGTTCGCCCGTGGGGGCGGGCCTGGCTTTTGCCTGGGCCAACATCTGGGCACGAAATCGCAATGGATTGAATGTCATTAGCCTGCCCCCGGTTAGACTTCGGTTTTATCCAGCGCGCCTTCGCCTTCACTATCCACACCAGGGATCAGCCCCATCAGGCGGGCGGCATCGATATCCGCTTCGGCTTCGATTTTCACAGACGATTCATCAATCGCGCCGTACATCATCGGGTGCCCCAGGGCATAACCCTGGTTACGCCACCAGGCGTTTTCGAAGCCCATGCGATCCTGAACGTGCTCCGCACGGCGGTACTGGTGCCCACGCTGGGAATAAACGTGCAGGTTTGCCAGGGTGGTGGCAACCATGCGTTTGCCCGGCAGGAACGGCGCGACATACACGCGGCGACCGGTCACGGTATTTGCCAACATCTGGGCCGCAATGTTTTCGGTCGGCTTGCCCGCCTCTTGGAACAGGCGGAATTGCTCGGCCGCGATCAGGTCAGAACCGATCAGCAGCACCAGCGCCGGGTCATTCTGGAACTGTTGCGGGATAGTGGTACTAATCAGCCAGGACGCCATTGCATCAAGGGTTTTAAAAATGCCGTTTTCGCCCAGGGTCAATGTAGCCGGGCCCGGATTAATCACACGTTGGGTAAAGCCTGGGATGCGATCTTCTTCCGGGGTGGCCGGGTTGGCGTGCAAGGTGTCAAAGTTTTTGGCGATTTGATGCCATCCGATGTTGATATCTTCCCCGTTCGGGTAAGTCTCCAAATCAGTCTTAGGCGCGGCTTTTATACCGTTGAAGCCCACGCGGGCGATATCGTTGGCGAACGTCACCAGGGTGAATTCCGCCACCATCTGGATAAATTCTTCGTCAGTGGTACCAGAATGAATCCAGTCAGATAAGGTTTCCCAAGGCAAACGCGCGCAAGAGTCGGTGGCATACAATTGGTAAACGTTGCCGGACACGCCCACATCTTTGGTAAAGCGGCGATCGGGATCACGGCCGGTGAACACCCCAGGGTTGCCCACGTCAATGACTTGCCCACGGATTTGGGTCACGTCACGCATGGTGATCATTGGCAAGAACCAGTTGGATTCCATCAGCGCCAGGCGTAAGGCGGTTTCCTGCGGTGGGCTGATACTGAATCGCCCGATCCCATTGGTACCCAGAGGCAGGGAATTGATATTAGCCCCGCTGGCCTCACCGATTTTCCTGGCATAAGCGTGGATTAATTCATAAAGTCTGTTCATTGACATGGCGAATAGTCTCAGTTATTTGTCATTGCGTTTACCGCAATGACGATTTAATTCATGCTGTTCCGGCTTTATTAAGCGCAAATCAGAATGCGTAGTTTTTACCGCCGGTTGCACCAGGGGCGGGATCAGGCAATTTGGTGGTGACCTGGTCGAGTTTGGTAAATTTCTTATCGGCATCTTTCAGCTTTCCTTTCAGCTTGCTGAATTCCCCGCCCGTCACTTCTTCTTTAATTTCGGTGACTTCTACCTGGACGGTTTCAAGGTCGCTTTGGACTTGTTCTACCGCCGTTTGAATTTCCGTTACATCAGTGACGTTTTCTTGCAGCGTGGTAATAACTGCCGCTTGTTCTTCAATCGTTGCGGCCTGTTCATCAACCTGATCTTGCAATTCTGCAACCGCTTCAATAATCACCTGCACATCTTCTTCGGAAAATTTCCGACCAGAAAATAGGCGGCTTTTTGGTTTTTCCGTTTTCTTTTCATTCCCTTTTTCGGGAATATTAAACAGGCTACGGAATAACGTTTTTTTAGGCTTCTCATCTTTATTTGACATAGTAAATTCCTTGGTGTCGGCAACATCGCTAATTACTAAAGGCTCCCAGGAGCCATAGGTGCGGCCATCGCGTTTAGAGTTAAACCGCAGGCGCTCGGTGCCAATACTGGCGGGGGAACTGGTCACGCCCAGCCCTTCAAGATAGGGCTTGCCGGTACCGCAAAAATCCAGGGTTTCGGAGGGTTCGATAGAGCAAAACAGTAGCTGGCCGTTCCGGTTGGCATACATCAGATCCATACTGGGACAAAGCCGCGCATACAGACGCATTAACCCATCTTCTTCCTCTGCTTTTAGTTCCTGCACTTCGCCTTGATTGCCCATCCAGCGTTCATGCTCAGGCCAGATCAATGCCGTATACACGTTGGGGTCGTAACTTTCCGCCATATCAATAAGCCATTGCGCATCAATTTCGCGGCCATCAACGGTTTTACCCTCTGTGGCAATACGGATAAAACTGGTCGTCAGTTGTGAACCGGTCATAATTAACCTTCTAATTAATTTGGCTGGCGTGGTGATAGTATTAATGTCATTCAGTATTGCGGAATGAATCTATAATTTCATTCGTTCATGTTCTGATTGATTCGTAATAACGTATTATTCCGAGTCATTCCGATATTTACCCCTGAATTCAATTAAGCAAAGCCGCCATAATGGAGGCATGACCAGAAAATCAAAGTATCCAGAGGAATTAATCGGCGTTGCCCGTTCGCTCTACTTGAAGCGATGGACAGCCCAGGAGATCGCCGCTGAATTAAATCTTAATTCAACGCGGGTGATTTACTATTGGGCGGATAAATTCGGGTGGCGCAGTCTACTGAGTGAGGAAGATTTAGAGTCTGTCATTAATCGCCGGGCGGCGGTGTTGGTCGACAAGCCCAATAAAAATGAGGCTGAACTTAAAGAACTTGATAAGTATATCGACCTGCATGCGAAATTGATTGTAAGCCGCCATAAGCATGCGGAAAAAATCCACGCCATGAATCTGGAAGCCGCCGCGCGCGGTATCCGTGCCGAGGGCGCGGGCGGGGTTATCGAAGCCATCGCCGACGAGGGCAACGAGGAAGGCCACACCAGCAAGCGCCGCCGCAAGCGTAATGACATTTCGGGGATTGGTGAGGCTGATTTTTCCGAGTTCATCAGCGGGCTGTTTGGCTATCAGAAAACGCTACGCGAGGCAAAACAGCACCGCAACCGGATATGGCTCAAGTCTCGCCAAATCGGGGCGACCTGGTACGCAGCATTTGAGGCATTAGAGGACGCGATCCTGACCGGCAACAACCAGGCGTTTCTTTCCGCCTCTCGGCCTCAGTCGCTAATTTTCCGGCGTTACATTGTGCGCTTTGCCTTTGAGATGTTCGGCATTGAGTTGAAGGGCGATCCTATTGTGTTGAGCAACGGGGCGGAATTGCACTTCTTATCAACCAACAGCAACACCGCCCAGGGCTTTTGTGCCAACGTCTACATTGACGAAATTTTCTGGCAGCGTGGCTTTACTGAACTGAAAAAGGTTGCAGGGGCGATCGCTACTCATACCCACCTGCGCCGCACCTACATTTCCACCCCTAGCGCGAAAACGCACCAGGCTTACCCATTCTGGACGGGTGACGAATGGCGCAAGGGCAAAAAGGCACGGGAAAACGTTGAATTCCCAACCTTTGAGCAGATGGAACAGGGGATCATGTGCCCGGATAACCACTGGCGCTATATCACCACCGTGGAAACTGCTGTCCGTGATATGAAGGCAGTGGCCCAGGCCACGGGCGATCCCACCAGGGTACTGATTGACCTGGAAGAAATAATCGAAGAAAACGGGGCAAGTGCCTTTAATCAGCTCTATATGTGCATGTTTGTCGATACCGGTGATTGTGTATTCCGCTTCGACCAGCTCGAAAAATGCCTGGCTGACGTGTCGACCTGGGACGATCACGACGTCAGCGCCCTGCGACCTTTCGGCAACCGTGAAGTGTGGGCCGGGTATGATCCAGCGCGCACCGGGGATACCGCCTCATTTGTCCTGGTGGCCCCGCCACTGGTTGAAGGGGAGCCCTTCCGCGTCCTGCACGTCGAAACCTGGCACGGCTTTAACTTTAAATACCAGGTTGGCCGCATCAAGGATTACATGGCCCGCTACAACATCACCCACATTGGGATTGATACCACCGGCATCGGCGGGCCGGTGTTTGAAATGGTGCAGGAGTTCGCGCGCCGTGAAGCCACCGCCATCCATTACAGCCTTGAAAGCAAGAACCGCCTGGTCATGAAGATGATCGACGTGGTCGAGCACAAGCGCATTGCCTGGGATAACCAGGATAAAGGTATCGCCGCCAGCTTTATGGCTATCCACCACACCACCACCAAGAGCGGCGGGGCAATGACCTTTGTTGCCGATCGCAGCGCCGATACCGGCCACGCGGATAAATTCTTCGCCATTGCCCACGCGGTGATTAACGAACCGATCAACAACGAGCGCAAGCGGAAATCCCGCTGGGCTAACCGATTCACAGGAAATAACGATGAGCAAACGCAAGCGGCAGCACAAAAGCACCCAGCCGAAAATCAGCAATGCGCCAGCCGTACCGGCGCGCCGTGGCACGTTCAGCATCGTGACCACCGATGTACCTATGCCGGTATTAACCCAGGGCACCCAGTATCACGAAATCTGGTACGACAACGCCTACGACCATTGGCGGCAACCGATCGACCGGCTGGCGCTGGCCCAGCTTGCGAACATGTGCGGCACACACGGCGGGGTACTGTATGCCCGCAAAAATATGGTTATCAGCGACTATATCGGCGGGGGGCTCAGTCTTGGGGAAATGGGGCAAGCGGCCTATGACTATTATTTATTCGGCGATATCGCCATTTTGAAGGTGCGCAACGGGTGGCGGGACGTGGTCGACCTGGTACCCCTGCCGGGACTCTATTTGCGTCGCCGTAAAGACGGTGATTTTGCCGTGCTGCAAAAAGGAGCACCGTTAATCTATCCGGCCGAGGACGTGATTTTTTTAAAGCAGTACGATCCCCAGCAACAGGTTTATGGACTGCCGGACTACATCGGTGGCATGCATAGTGCCTTACTGAATACTGAGGCCACCATTTTCCGCCGCCGTTACTATCATAACGGGGCGCATACCGGGGGGATCATCTACACCACCGATCCCAATTTAACCGATGAAATGGAAGATGATATCGCCAAGAAAATCGAAGAATCCAAAGGCGTCGGCAACTTTAAAATGATGTATATCAACATCGCTGACGGTGGTGAAAAAGGGGTGCAATTTATCCCGATTGGTGACGCTGGCGTTAAAGATGAGTTTGCCAACATCAAAAACATCAGCGCCCAGGACGTGCTGACCGCTCACCGGTTCCCCGCAGGCTTGGCGGGTATCATCCCCACGAACGGGGCCGTCATTGGTAGCCCAGAGGTAGCCCGCGACACGTACCGGCCAGATGAAGTGATCCCGGTTCAACGGATGTTCGCCAGCGCCATTAACCACGATCCCGAAATCCCGCCAAGGTTACACCTGCAATTCAACGGCATTGATAGCCGCGGGCTTCCTATCACGCAGCCGTCGGCCAATGAGGTAATAATCACGCCAGGTGAATCGGGGGTAGCATGAGAAATAAGCGGCGAAAAGTGCTAAAATCCTTGCAAGATAGGCGCAGTTTTGAGGATTTTGGCATGGCGCAACTAAAAATCACCTGTAGCAAATGCGGCGCGCGGATGCACATCCGCAAGTCAGTATGGAAAACAACGCAATTTGCCGACCTGTACTGCACCTGCACCAACGTAGAATGCAGTGAAACCGGGGTATTTAATGTGACGTGGTCGCATGCAATCAGCCCCAGCGGCCTGGAAGGCAAGGGACTGATTAAGGCGCTGTTGGAAAGGTTACGACCGGACGAACGGCAGATGGCGCTAGACCTGTTGCAAGGGCATGCCGGATAACAAGAACCCCCGCCAAAGTGCGGGGGTTTTCTTTTGCTGCCGCAGGCCAACCCGGCAACCCATTAACCTGCAAGATTAATGCGTTTCCGGGTTTTCGATACGCATTACCCGACCGGTAACAACCGATCACCGTCCAACTTAAAAGCATGCCCCGGACCAAAATTCACCACCGCACCGGATAATAAGGCGTCGAACTCCCACGGGGTGGGCTCCAAGCCGATGGACCGGACGAAAGTCAGCACTTGATAGGCGAAATCGTCCAACCCTGCGATGATTTCAGGGGTAATAACGTGCGGTTTCTGGGCCGGTTCGGGTGGTGGGCTTCTTTCCGATGCCTGGTTTTTCAACCTATCGCGCAGATCCCGCCGTTCTTCCTTGGTCATACGGTCAAAATCGACCGGTTTTGGCGTGGCCCCGTCACCTGTTTGGGTACCATCCAACCCCGATCCCTGGGCCGTACTGGCGGCAACGGGTACAGTTATTGACAGAACTCCAAGATGGCGCGATGCGCCCTGAACGGCAACGGCCAAACCCTCGCCCGCCTTGGCTTTGGGCACGATTTTGTAGGTTGTGGTGCGGGTTAAAATCAAAGAATCCCGCCCCGTATACGGGGCATAGACACCGTTAACTCGGCTGACGTCATCGCCGTAGGCGTTACCGTCTGGCGTTACCTCATAGTTGAGGCGTACCCGGATACAATCGCGGGCGACCAGTGGCCCGCCCTGTGCCATCGTGTACCCGGCCCAATCGCCCTCTGTAGCGGCATCGCGCGCGGGGGCTATGTCCGTGGGTAAGCAAAGGTCAGGATCACGCAGTTTGCGCAACTCGCGGTAGACCGTGACCGGCGCGCCGCCAAGTTGCTGGAATTGGCGAATGCGCCAGCGCGACGCCCAGGCGCTCACACGGCGGGCCGTTTCTTTCAATGGCTCCCCGGTTTCGTCGTCCACATCCCCTTCAAGCGCGTACCCATCAATATTTTTCGACACATACTTAGCGATATACCCGGTCGCGCTGCCTTTCTCCTTATCGATCGGCTTGACGAGGAAACGCGCGTTATTCAGGGACTCATCCCCTTTCAATTCTTCCGAATCTTCCATGCGGGCATACAGGCAAAAAATATCGCGGGCCTGGTCGATATCTTCCGGGCGCATGAATAGCAATAGGTGCCAATGTGGGGTTTCGTCGTGGTGAGGCTCAACAACCCGGAAACCAAACGCCCTAATCTCTGCGCGCTTCCAGGCGGCACGGACACGGGCCCAGATTCGGCAAAGATACTTTTGTGTTTGCCGTGGGTTGGCTCCGCGCCATTTGTCATTGCGGTGGCCGCTGTTGTGCATGGCATGGTATTTAGATGGCGCGGTCAGGGTGTAAAAATCCCCCACCATGCCTAACTCATCGGCCAGATCTTCAAAGCCGCGCATGCGCGTCATAAGCTCGCGGCGGCGGTTGGCCGGATTGGCGACGCTACGGACAACTTTATCAATCAGTGATATCCGTTCACCGGTATTCTGATCTTCAAGTTCCATCGCCTTTAAATATTCGGTGTTGGCTTTCTTCTGTGCTTGCCACTCTTTGAGCGCCGGATCACTGCAATAGGGTGTCCCTTTTTTACTGACGTAACCGGCCGCGATCATCAAATGTTCGCGCCACTGGTCATGAATGCGCTTAAGCCTGCGCAGCCACCAGGCGGGTGACTCTAACCGGCCCATGCTGCGCAAGGCGTCGACGTCCGTCAGTTTCATGTTGCAATAGTCGCCCCAGCCCGGTGCCGTCATGTTGAGGTGCGACACCAGCCAAGCGGCGCGGCCGTAGGAATAGACGATCGAAAACGACACATCGCCGGTTTTTTCATGCTGGTTTTCGTAGTAGTTCATGAATTCGGCGGTGATGCAGTCGGTAAGCCGGTGCGCCAGGCGCTTTAATTCGCGCTTACCGTACCAGGGCAGGCGGGCGAAATCGTCCACAAAGCCGATCAGCGGGCCAGGTACCACGCCAAGGCGGTACCGATCATTAACGCCATCAATGCGCGGCAATACATACTTGGCAAAAGTGCCGATTAAATATTTATTGGCTCGCGTTGTGCCGTGCTGTTGCTCCAGCCGGTCAGCCTGCTGGGCATAAAATCGCTTAATGAAGTGGGGCAAAGAATCCAGGCGACGGCGAACCCGGCGCGCAGGGGCCAGGGGATCAAGAATCTGGCCTTGCCTAAATGCCCATTCATCGATCGGCGGGTTGGCCGCTTCGGTGCAGATGGACTCACGGGGCTGGTTCCAAGAGTAAACCCCGGTAAACGGTTCATCGTTTCCGGGGTAAGGTTGTGGCGGGGTTGGAGCCTTTCGGCCGCGCGTGTCTGTCACCCTGTCTTACCAGCTAAACCCGGCTGTAGGCATACCTTAAGCGCCTCATAAAAACAGCCCTTAAGATTGTTAAATTGGTGACCATTTAGAGGGCCGTATTCAGTCAGCATGTCGTGTAGCTTCCATGCTGCGTTGTTGACCTCAAAAGAACCGACTTCCGGTATAACCTGCTGTAGTTTCTTTTCCGCCTCCTCTGCCCTTTTTTGATAATGTTTGGCTGAACCCATCAATGCCTTTTTATCGCTTTCGTACACGTCAAGCACTCGCTTAATATTTACAGCACCAAACACCGTATCCGCACGGTCATAGAGGTTTATTAGACGGTCGCGATAATGACCATCCTCTGACAGCTCAATAATTTCATCAGCAAGACCGCCCATTTGCTTTAATAGCTCATCTATTGTTTTTTGTTCAGGCTGTTTCATTGGCATGACACCCCTTTAATTTCAGCCTCAATGCTTAACATCACGTAACCCGGTGCATAACCCATAAGGTCAGCAACGTGCGTTATGACTCTATACACATCCCGGCCGGTATAACCATTTTGAACAGTCCATTCTCTAAGCCACAATTCATCCCCGGCAGAAAACAATCTGTCAGCCTTTCTTATCTCTGCCTTTTTATGGCCTGATATAACCGCGTTGAAAAACTCCGGCAGAATCTTTAACTCATGCGACATCGATACTGTCTTTATCCTAAAATCAAACCAGCCGATGTTCACGTCCTCCGCACTGTAGCGACGGGAAAATATGCTAGCTTCTGAATTTGGAATTGCCGGATCAATTAGCCTAATATACTTAGGCAGGCTTAAGGAGTCAGGGGATACACTGTTAATGAAGTTAATAAGCGATAACCATTGCGCCTTAAACTCGCGCAACTGGTTATCAGTTGCGATACATTCATCAACTTTCAATTCAAGCTGTAACTCAAGCTCGGCAATACGCTGCTGTAGTTGCATCTTGTCATGGTCTTGTTCTACTGCCCCGAAAGGGATTTCTTCGGCTTCGCGCATTGTCCTAATGTCAGCGTCCATAGTTCTAATGACTGTCATCGCTTGCGATAAGACTTCTTCCGGCCTGGTGATATCAAGGCTACGGCCTTCACTAGTTCCAGCGATTGCCATCAACAAGGCATCGCGGCTACCTTCTGCAACAACGCATTTCCCGTACAAGGTATTCATTTCTTCCTGAACACCTTCTAACGTGGACTTTGCCGCATTAATAAATTCCCATGTAGGACGGTTAGCACCAACATGCCCTATATTATTTGCTGCCTGCCCCAGACCTAAAATAGCTGCTGAAACTTTATTTAAATATGTCATTTATAAAACTCCAAATTTAGATAATAGAAACCCCGGCGCAATATAAAAAGCGCCAGTTAGCCCGGTATTAACTACACGTTATCTTTTATTACACTATCACCACTGCACAACCTTTTAGGCAGTGTCGCGGCAAGTTCTTTTAAATCCCTCATAGCCTCAATCACTGCCAACCGTTCACGCTCGGCTAACTGTTCAAACTTAAGCCGGTGCCGTTCCTTGGTTATATTAGCCATGAAATAAATCAGCCCCCTATGCCGCGAATGCAAGTGATTAATAAACTCTTGCGACTCATTGACACTTTTGACGGCTGCAATCATCTGCATAATTTTATATGAATGTTCCAACCCTTTTTTAATCTGGGTTGTATTCGGTGCCATGCCTATATCTGCAATTTGCCTATTCATATAATCAACCTCCGTTTATACCTATATGTGAGCATATCCCTGTAGCGCCCCTGCCACCCGTTGAAGGAAAGGGATATGCTCACATATAGGGCCGGGCTTACCCCGGCTACGCTATATATGTAATCATGCGAATATGCCCATAAGCCGAGCGAACCAGCGCGGCCGGTGCCGTGGCTTTGCCATAAAGGGAGTACGACACCCCTTAATGAATTGCACCTCGCTGGCCTTCGGCTGGAAGTGGCGACCGTCTGGGGTTTCAATCCAGCCGTGTTGATGGCGATGGTGTGTAACCTGTTGGCCGTTCACCAACAAAGACGCCAGGGACGGGCATTGTGTTGTAGTCATGCCGGTACCTCTGCATTTTCAAGAGGGAAAAAAGCAGGTGCTTTGCCCTTAGGCCAATCACCTGTTAGCTGTAGTATTTCTATAGCCTCGTCTGCATGTGCTGCATACGCGGCAGATAGAGCAATATCAGTGAGGGCTTTACACGCTAAATGGATCTCGCTCTTAGAGTGCGCAGGACATTTCTCGCTGGCATGCTCTTGACGCCAGGCATACATTTTAATCACTGCGTTTGCAGCTTTATAAAATGGCTTATTCATGCTGTTCCCTCGCGTTGCTGATACAACTCATCGATATAGCCAGTAGCCTGCGCCTGTGCGTCAAACTTGCCGTAAGACTGATCGCCTTGACTGACGTGGTACCGGGTGACCGGCTGGAATTTATTCCGGGGCAAACGGGTGATCCCGAATCCCCGGTAAACGCTGGTATGGTCGCTGACTTTGGTCAGCGCGTGGACTTGCTCACCCATGCTTCCGCCCCCTTCCTTACAGACCAATCCACAGCAACCAGGCATCACGCTGTTCCTTCGGCCGGTTGTAGAAGGCATCACGCATAGCGCGGTTAAACTCAGGGATGTACACCCAGTTTTCCGATCGGGTGTTTGGGCTTTTGGTTTCTGGGTTTGTCCACGGGATAATCGGTAACTTGCCAGCGTCGATCATGCTTTTGACGGTATCCGCTTTCTTGCCAATCATCTCGGCAAACTTTGGGTAAGGCACTGCGTCAACCGCGTGACGTACCTCTACGAATCCCTCCAACTCTTTTTTGGTCATATGTCATAATCCCCTTGGCGCGATACGCTTATGTAGGCTTATAACTGCCAACATAAGCAGTTACGTTTACGGTTACTAATGCAACCTTGTGAGGAATATTATGGTTACAGATGCAACCATGTCAAGCGACGTGGGGGAAAAGATCCGAGAGATCCGAGACAGTGAGGGACTGACAAGACAACAATTCTTTGAATTGACAGGGATTCCAGTAGTCACACAAAAATTTTATGAGACAGGCAGGAGGGGGAGTATAGGCAGCGATATTTTGCTCAAAATCACACTTCATGAACGATTCGAGAAATACACGCTTTGGCTGATGACCGGTAGCACTGCACCAGACGCCGGACAAATTGCACCGGCTCTCTCTCTTGATGGGCCAGAGGTCACGGCAACGTCGCACCGCTCAGGCCGCAAGACTGGTTAACGTTACATCATGATTTTATTGACTGGATAGATTCACTATCACTCTGCCACACCGGAGGGCTTCGCTATGACTATTAAGCGGCTCGAAGGTGGTCAATACGAAGTGGACTTATACCCGCGTGGGCGTGATGGAAAACGCATCCGCAGGCGATTTGACAAGAAACAAGAGGCCGTCCTTTTTGAACGCTATGTAATGGCAAACGTAGACAAAAAAGAATGGTTAGGGGCCAGCGTAGACCGCCGAACCCTCAGTGAATTACTAGATACCTGGTGGCTGCTGTACGGCCAAACGCTGGAAAATGGCGTAATAGAAAAACGACACTTGAAGAAAACCATTAAGGCTTTGAGTGATCCAGCCATCAACCGGCTAAGTAAGCGAACGATCGCTGAACATCGCAGCGCCCGCCTGGATGATGGGATAAGCGCTGCAACGATTAACCGCGATATCTATCGTCTATCGGGCATGTTCAGCACTTTGATTAAGTTTGATGAGTACCGGAAAGAGAACCCCTGCCAAGGTTTAGCCCCGCTGGCAGAAGTACCGCCAGCAATGACTTACCTAAGCAAGCCGGAAATAGGCAGGTTGCTGGAAGCATTGAAAGGGGATGATCGGCGGGTAGCGTTACTGTGCATGAGTACCGGGGCACGATGGGGGGAAGCTTGCACCCTTCGGGCTGAACAGGTGATTCATGGGCGCGTCACGTTCCTGAAAACGAAAAACGGTAAAAACCGTACCGTTCCGATTTCGGATGAATTGGAAGTGGAGATAAAAACCACTGAAAGCGGGCCACTGTTCAAAGTTGACTATGAAAACTTCTGCGAACGACTCAGGCTTGTGAAACCTGACTTGCCACGCGGGCAAGCTACACACGTGCTTCGGCATACGTTCGCTAGTTGGTTCATGATGAACGGGGGCAACATTATTGCACTACAGCAAATCCTGGGGCATGCCAGCATACAACAGACGATGGTTTACGCTCACCTGGCCCCGGATTTCTTGCAACACGCGGTCACGCTCAACCCACTTGGCGGAGGGCTAACGGTTTGA